AGCCCCCCCTGCTCCAATATAACTTTTACATCGAATTACACGATTACTATCACCACAATGCTCCCGCTTCGCAACCTATTGCACGAGATTCGCAACCGACTCAAGCAAGAGAAACGATTTTATGCCTCAGCAAATGAAGACTCCAACGTTCAACGACAAGCCCTCGCAGACTCTGACTATCAGAGACAATACGCCCGTGTCCAAGCCTCCGTAGCCTCCTCTTTACCTATCACCGAGATCAACAGACTCATTGATGAACTTAGAAACAATTCCTACAAATCACAGCTTGAATTTGACAACGAACATATTCCCTACGAATTCTTCCGATCATATGATCAGACATTTGTCATTCCTGAACCACGCCTTCCCGCCCCTGGCCTACGATTCGTCCCCCTGCACTATCATCGGCAACGAATTATCCACGCCGACGCTCTTTACGACGCTATGATGACTAAATATCATTGTATAATGTTACACTCCACAATTCTTAACGAATATGGCAACATGATGCAACCTTTAGACATCCGACTCTGGAACCTCATCAATCTAAAGTACCCACAGTACTTGGATTACGTACGACTATACGGCAGACCCTTTGGAACTACAGAAGCCACCTTCCGTAACTTCAATCATCCTGGACGCAAATGCCAAGACTTTACACTCGACCGAGAAGAAACCATTCTTTCCCTCATCGACTTCTTCTTTGACATCACTCCATACTTGCCCATACACTATGTCGACGCACAAGCAATTAAACGCCCCCTTGTTACTGGCACCGGTTATTTCAACCGATCATCCTTTAAACGTAACGTTTTCGCTAAAATTAATCATCCACATGAATACGGCTCAATGCCCACATCAAAAGGATTCTATTTCAACGCAACGAAACACTATGGACGAACAAACATCCACTACATCAAACGTAACGGATCGCCACTTGACCTGGAACTCACAATTGATTCTTCAGACCATGACATACAAAGTCATATATCTGCAATCATCAATTATTACGCGGAACGCCCCACAATCTTATTCACACGCAATCAGATCTCCACTCCTGACAAACAGAAATCGAGACCAGTATGTGCCACAGATGACGAATTATACGATATTATTTCGATGACTCAGTCACCAGCGCTTATACAATGCAGAAAGCCAACTTCCTGTATCATGCATGGACTTGAAACCATACGCGGTTCAAACGTCTATCTTGACCAAATTGCACAAGAATACGACTATTATCAGACTCTGGACTTCGCCAAACTAGACCAGACTAACCCTGAACAATTTCACAGACTCTACTATCTAAAATACCTTCGCCGCAAAATCATTATTTCACATGGTTACGCACCGACCGTAGAATATCCCGCCTATCCCGACCTCACACCGGACAAAATGTATCAACGAATCGACAATCTTCTCAATTTTGAGATGAACTGGACTCGCAACATGACATTTATTACCGCTGAAGGATACGCATACAAGAGAATCGATGTCGCCGGAGAACCCTCTGGACGATTAACGACCCAACTCTTCCAATCGTTTACAAACGCGATTGCCATCCTGGATTCACTCCTTGAATTCGGCTTCACTCCTGACGAGATTCGCCAAATTCGCCTCTTCCTTATGGGCGATGACGCCACCCTCTTCACTAAAGGATTAATTGAACGCATGTTCGCATGGCTCAAATTTCATCCTATTTACTGTAAGCAACGATGGAACATGGATACTTCACTGGACAAAACAATTCACACTACGTTACGATCTAAGATCATGACACTAAAGTATGAATGCAACTTCGGACTTCCGAAACGTCCAATCGACAAATTAGTTGCTCAACTTTGCTACCCCGAACACGGCATCAGAGAATCAACAATGTCAGTTAGATCACTAGGTATCGCTACCGCACTTTGCGGCTCCAACGAGAAAGCTCACAACTTTCTGAAAGATGTATTCGAAATATATCTTCCTTACGCTGACTTAAGCGACAACCTCGCCTGGATCAGAGAATCACAACTCCTCTTCGGATCAGTTTCTCAATATGAAGACATCTATCTTCATTTCCAAGCAAAAGTCTTTCCCTCTATATCTTCTATTCGAGATAAACTGCGGACTTATCAAGGTCCTCTTCCTTACTCAGGACGCTGGGATCCCTCCCATTTCCTTGAACCTCCGGACTATACTCCCGAAAATTATAAGACTATGGCCGACTACGAGAAAGAACACGGAATCACTCCGAGACAGATTCTTCTCTACCCCGACTACATGTCTGATGGTCCAATTTACCATTGAGAATTTAGTTTTTGAACTTAACACATTCATTTTCTTTTGAAC